GGCATACGCGTGCCGTTCTTAGTCAATGCACCAAGAGTAAAGTGTTTTGATAGTTGTAAGTCTGCAGTAAACTTATCCATACTACTAATTAAGTTACAGCTTTGTGGTAATGGAGCTACATCGTTTCCACCCGCAACTGCAGATCCTTGTGCAGTACCAGAATCTTTTTCATCAGCTTTAAGTGTACCATCATTGATTTGTTTGGCTGTATAAGCTGTCGCATCGCCTTCTTCAGGAGTCTCATACCATGCGGCAGCTTCTGCTCCACGAGTTATGACTACTAATTCAGAAAATTCAGGCATCTCAGGAGCAGCAACTGCAAGAGTATCTAATCCAGAACCAGATGCATCTCCTGCTGTTCCATCATTCATATCTACTCGTACAGCATCTACATTAAACGTAGCACCAGCTTTAAAGTTCTGCGCTGCAGCTGATTGTACGTTAACACTATTAGCTGATAGAATATTTACTGGACTCACATGAGTCTCCATGTTAATACCTTGGGCTTTTAAGTTATACATCCCTGCGACATCGACGTTCATATTTCCTGTAACATTCATGTTAACGTTACCTACTACTTGTAGATTTAATGCATTATTAATCTTAACATTATGATCACCATCTATAGTGACATCCATACTACCTTTGATGTACACATGGCCGTTTCGTTCAAGTATCTCATAGTTATCACCGACTATTCGATTGACTTGAGTACCGTTGGCATCTACTTCTGTAAAAGTACCACTCTTATGATATAAGTGTATACGTTCAGAGTGTTGCGTATCATCAAACTCCATGATATGACCAGACTCTGTCATGAATACGTGATTATACGGATATGAGGCGTTGTAAGGGATCTGTGCTTGGTCCCAAGTCTTACCGCCTGCAGTCAACACTGCTTTCTCTCGTGCTAATTCTTTCTTATAGACTATAGTCTTCTTTATATCTTCGTGTCTTGCTAATTTGTTTGTGTCTGGTTCATTTAGATATAGCGGATACTTGCCCTTAGGATCTTTGAACCCCATTACTGCGGCACCCTGATTATTAAGACCCGAACTAGTATTAGATGAATCGACTGGAGCATTTACACCTTCTACTGGAGTTAAGTCTCCAGATATGCTAGGTATACCATCTTTTAAGAATAGATCTTTTTCTGCAGACCTGCGTTTAGTTAATCCTGCTAGTATATTACCACCAGCTTTATTATAGTCTAAGAATGATGTCGCAGATTCTAAATACTTTGTGGTGTTTAGTTCTTTTAATAGTGTAGACTTACTTAAATTTCCGGAGCCTAAGTTATATGTAAAGCAGCATAACGCATCATACATTGATTGGGTTATAGGAGCTTTGACTTTTGAGTTTATAGTAGGAGATACGTCACTCTTTATATGAGCTAGTAAATATTCATCAGCTTGCGCTTGAGTAATAGTTTGACCTTGATAAACTGGAGTTCCATTAATAGACGTAGTACCATATCCTATAGTCCACACTCCTACAGAGTCTTGATATGCAGTTAATCTGAGTCCTTCATACTGTTTGATTAAACTTACGGCATCAGTCGATGGGCTATACTTAGTAGCTGGATTTAATCCTGTATCTTCTGCTGCAGGTGTTGAAGCAGTGCTAGTTACAGTATTACCATTAGAGTCTGTAATAGTTTGCGCATCAGATCCAGGAAGCATACCATCTTCTTTAAGGATCATCTGATCATTATCTTGATCTATAGTTCCTGGTGCTTGAGGGATGCCTCCGATAGAACCTAAGATGATTGGTTGTTGTTCATCATCATCTCTAAACATGATAACGACCCATGAACCTTCAACTGGGCCTAATGGTGTATGGCCAACTCCTGAAATACCAGCTGATGTAATAGGTTGCATAGGATACGCCCATGGTAAGTCCTCAGTCTTTAATTGAGTCTTATCACTATTATGTAGACCAACGACCCTAACTTGACATCTGCCTAGTTTAAGTGGATCTTGTCTATTCTCTACACATCCTGTATATAACTTCATTTGCCACCCTTATCTAAATCTACTATAAATGAATCCTTCATTAACTCCATATGGCATTGATGCTTTTCTCTATTGATAAAATGATTGATACCTGATATCAAATAATTGCCAGAGAATATATTATCAACAGTATCTTGTTGTGAATCTGCACCTTCTATTGGATTGAATTTATTAAGGTTAACTTTTACTTTTTTGCCGACAGTATAGTCAGTTCGACCAGGAACTACTATCTGTATCTTAGTGGCTTCTGCTTGTCTTAATTGCGACATACGCTTTTGAATAGTCTTAGAGTTAGTTACATCACCAAAGTTATTAAAGTTTGCATGATATTTGGGATAAGTAAATCCCATAGCATTAAATCGTCTTATGGATTTTTTAGATGCTGAAGCAAATTCATTTAAGTGTGAGTTCATAGCAAAGTCTTCTAGCATATCAAAAGTCTTTACTATATATTTCTTAGTAACTAAGTCATAATTAGTCATCTTATTCGCATACATACCAGACCTAACTTTATCCATATAATCAAATACTTCGGGTATGTTTATATCTATGATACGCTGATATTCTTTCTCAACGTTTCTATATGTCCTACCATCTGCAGTAAAGTCTCTCATGTAATTATCATGTACAAACTCTTGTACTATATCACCTTTATATAGGTAATCTAATGATACAAAATTAAGACCTAATCGATTCTCAAAGAATAAGTAGTTAGCTGCGCCATCTCTGTTTGCGGAAGTCTCTGCGGTGTAGTTTAAGCTTTTTACTGGTGGCCAATAGTTTGCTATAAATTTAACTCCGTTTGGAGTATCTTCTATGATAGTAGATTTTTTAGATTCTAAACCATCAGATCCTGTAATAATAGATCTGGCTATGTCTGAACATTTACCAGCATAAGCTTTACTTGTAGCTTTGTTTAAATCAACTATGGCTTCTCGTGATATGAAGTGTAGTTCATATATAGAATTCCTGTCGCCCTTAGCTATCCTATTCGTCATCTTATAGATATAGTATTGGTCGTTTATTGTTTTATTTTTACCTTCAAATGTTGGAGTATGTATCTTGATGTTAACAAACTCTTCACCTACAAATGGAAATAAGTTTGTAAGGTCTAATGAATCTTTTAATGCCAAGACACCAGATATGAATGGAGACCATATATCTTCATACAGTTCAATAGCTACTACTTGATTCGTTACGTCTTGGCCAAATCCATTTGATGATATGATACGTATTTCATCAAATGCAACGTCTCCAGCAAAACGTATGGCTTCATTATAAGCTGACATTATATAAGATCTTTAAAGTTTTTGAGGATAGTATTTAATAGTGTTGGAGAGATTAGTTTGATCCTGCGTTTTGATTCATTTACAGAAACCTCATAATCATAATTAGATACGGAAGTACCTTGGCTAGAATCTACTATAAATCCTTTTGCATTTATATAATGATGTATGTCATATTCATGCCCAACTCCATACTTATCAGTGATATGTTTTTCTAATTGATAATTTGGTAAAGGAAAATCATCAACGTAGTTATACTTATCATTACACAGCATGATCACCCAATGATACAATGGTGTGCCATATACTTTTTCTGATATGATCTCTGGAGTCTCACCATCTCTGATATCATATTCATCATATAAAGTTACGTTAGATAATATCTCTTTACGAAGGCGAACGTTCTGTGATATATCTTTGACTAATTTATATTCAGTCTTACCTTTTATCTTAAAATCGTATAAAAATGTAGGGAAGTTTTCGAAATACATTATAGTTTATCCTGTATCTTTTCTTTAGTAAGAGTTGCAAGCTCTTTAAAGGTTAATGTTACATTGATTTGTGTTGGCATGCCATTTTCAAATGCAGTGAATTGACCATTTGGTGAATAGTTAACTACCATATCTGTAAGTACGCATGAAGTATGTCTATTAACGTTTAAGTTTTCTTGACCATTATTATAGTAGAATATATCAAACTCTGATGGATATACGTATAAGAAGTTATTAGCATCTTTAAATTCAGGATGCATATGATACTTAAATTCATATATGATGTTTAATACATTTTCAGCTTCTTTAGCATCTCTTGGATAAAACTGATAATCGAATGTAAAGTTTCTAAAGTTAACGTGCTTAAATATTTGTTCTTTTCTTGGGTTTGGAGCAAGACCAGTAATCTTAGATATGCCTCCAGTACCTGGTAATTTTAATCCTTGTGATAATGCAGCAGCTATTATAGCATTGCCTGTACCGTCTCCAGCTACATTACTTCCGCCTTTTTGTTTTCCTGCTTCTACAAGAGCCGCTGAACCACCTGCTGCAGCAAGACCCATGGCATAGACATCTGTATCTTCTTCTTCATAACTAACGCTATATGTAGTAGACATATTGTTTGGGGTATGAAGTGCTATTGCTGTCGCTAATCTTTTCTTTGCACCCGAAAACGTTGATGCTACATTCTCTAAACCTAAAGCTCCTATAGCTGCTATACCTGCAGCTTGTACAGCAGCTTTTTTATCACCGCCTAACAATGCTCCACCAATACCTACGGCAGCCGGAGCAGCTATAGCTCCTAGAGCTCCAGTATTATATTTGTTTGATAGTGCTGTTAAATCTCCATTATCTCTTGGAGTATTGTCTTCTACGGTTTGTGTGCTTGGATCTTTAAGAAGTTTAGAATCAACTGCTACATTGATATAGAATATGACATAGTTACCGCCGTATTCTCCTAAAGGACCCATTAAATCTGAAGGATAAGAATGCTGCGAGATATGATACTTGTCAGTGTCAAACGAAGCTGGTCCACCTCTACCTTTATAGAGAGTGCTTCCAGAATAATCACCTAAAGTAGATTGTGGGCCATTAGAACTAGGGTTTATTGTTCCCGCATTAAGAGCATTTTTCCCTGTATAACCTGGACCATTAAGACTAGCCATTATTATTTCCTAAACGTTTATTGATTATTTATAACACCCGGAGAACAATAAATAAACATATGTTTCATAAAAGAAAATATAAACCTATGTTCCCCGAGAAGTATGAAGGGGACCCTACCAACATAATCATGCGATCTAGTTGGGAGACCCGCTTTGCTTCATGGTGCGATAAGAACCCATCTATATTAAAATGGTGTTCTGAGGAGACTGTGGTGCCGTACAGGTGTCCCACAGATAATAGACTCCACAGATATTTCATAGATTTTAAGATTCGTGTAAAGACCCGTGATAACCAAACAAAGACGTATTTGGTTGAGGTTAAACCTGCTAAACAGACACAGCCTCCAGAGTATCCGGGTCGTAGGACTAAACACTACATTACAGAATCATTGTCTTTTATTAAGAACCAAGCTAAATGGAAAGCAGCTACAGAGTATTGTAAAGACAGAGGATACGAGTTTGTTATCATCACAGAAAATGAATTAGGCCTGAAATAACATATAAATAATCAAATGGCTCAGCAATTAAAAGATGTATTTAAACAGAACCCATATGAACTAAAGCAGGCTGCGTTTAGGTCAAAAGCATGGTTTCAACAACAAGCTATCTTGCTCGGTAGGCAGAATATTACGCGTCAAAAAGTAATGAATTCAAACCCTAAACAAGTAAAAGCTCAGATAGTTCCTGGAAGCCTATACATGTTTTTCTATGATCCTAAACATAAAGATACCTTACCATACTATGATAAGTTTCCATTAGTATTCCCATTTAAGAGGGTTGCTGGTGGGTTCATGGGATTAAACATGCATTACATCCCGTATCAAATGCGTGTCATGTTATTACAAAGATTGATGGATTTTGCAACAGATTCAAGTTTGAGTGAAAACACCCGCCTTAAACTCTCTTGGAGAC